TTAGCCCCGCCGTTGATGGCCGTAATGAGCTGCTTATCCTTGAAGACGTACATCCGCTGGTGCGTGAACACCAGCATATAGCTGTCGGTGACGCTGAACTCAAAGTTGACAGACCTGGTGCCGTCCGCTGGGTTGGCAGCCGAGGGCAGCTCAAACAGGTACTTCAGACCGGGCCTGCGGGTGACACCACCCTGGGGCTGCACCAGTACGTTCTCCAGGCGCTCTGCCCCGTTGCCGTACTGCTCCAGGTCAATCCGGGAGCGCAGCAGGGGGTCTAGCTCCCCGGCGCTGAAGTTGGTCTGTATTGAGACAATGCGGGTCATCAGAACCTCACAGCAACAAGCGAGAAGTCCTCAAAGGCCGGGTTCGTGTTGCCCTGGCCGTCGATCACCATCGCCGTGCGGAAGTACCCTCCACGATTGTTCTCGCTGGGAGCGCCCACTGCAAGGCCCTGCCAGTATTGGGTCTTAGTTACCTGATCGGTGATGGGGTCGGCCAAGTGCCACGCCATCATGTACTTCAGGAGTTGAATGAAGTAGGTCGGCAGCTCGCTCTCGTTGGGGCGGTACTGGTAGTCAATGACCACCACCTCCTCATTGGTCAGCAGCTTGTCGCCCTGAATGATCCAGTCAGTGAACGTGCCAGCCCCGACAGCAGTCGAGGTGTAAGCCCTGCGGATCGTGCCCAGACGATCAGAGGGGAGCTGGAACTCGTACTTGTACTGATTGACCGGAGTGTTAATCGTCTTGGCCAGTTGCACCTTCTTGAAGGTGAAAGACCAAGGATACGCCTGCATGGTCGAATCACGCAGCGTCGGATAGATACGGTCACACACGTTGGCCGCATCCGTGCCCTCGTTAAAAGAGCTAATGGGCTTGGCACCCAGCAAAAGCAGGGCATCAGAGCATACGGTAAGAGCGGAGTCACCTGCTGCCATATGTCACCTTAAACATCTCTGAGATTGACCCATGTCTTGGCATCCATTCTACGATGCCCGAAAACTTCTGGGTGAAATATTCAAACCACTGCTGGTATGAATCTTTGCGGTTAATGTGAAGCTCAACATTGTTGTGCTTGCTTGATCCATTATGGACAGTCAGCAAGATATGCTTTTTTGCTACACGCTCCAGATCACTGCAGACAGCATCGGTATCTTGCGGAATCAGATGCTCAATCACATCAAACATGGTCACAGTATCAAAAGACTTGTCCGGGAACGGGATGGCATGGGCTAGCCCGTTGACCACCCGATGGCCATCACACAGATAGTCCACAGCCTCCAGGCCATGGACATCGCTAAAGCCCAACTCCTCGGCCATGCAGAGGGTCTCCCCACGGCCACAGCCCACATCCAGCAGGCTGCCTCTGTCTAGTGTTCTAAGCGCAAGCTCTACATGGTTCCTGCGGCGGCCACCCATGCGGTAGTCAGCAGAGCGGTAGCAATGCTGGTACTTGCTAATCTCGGCCTCTCGGAATACCTCAAGCATCTGGCCTCCCCAAAATCCCAGCAGTCGCCCCAGACATTGAAAAGATGCCAGCAGTCTTGTCCTGGGAATGGAACGTTCGTAGGTGACTGAGCCAGTGTTCCACTTGATTGTCCGTGGCAAAGCCGTCAGGCTTGGTGTATTCAGAAGGATACTTTTCTGAGTAGGCCAGATTGCCCATGCTCAGAGGAATACCCGCCATGATCACCTCATCAAACCCCATGCCGTGCTTGGCCCACAAAGCCCCTGCCACGCCACTGGAGCCACAGACCCAGTTCAGACTGGGCCAGATGTAGTCCGTCTTGTCGCCCATGATGTTGGCTCGGCCATGCACCTTTACCTGCGCCTTAGCTTTGTACTGCTCGGCAAGGTTGTTGTGCTGCGTCCAAACGTGCCGGATCTCGGGGATCATGACACCAGCGTTATTCACGCCGACAAGGTAAGCCTCGGGCCGTAGATCCAAGGCTTTTTCTAGGTCTTCAAATACGCAAGGGGCACTGCCACAAATGATGGCAGTACCCCGATGCTTGACGTTGTACCGTTCGCGCATAGAAAAAGAGGGGGCGAACCCCCTCTTTATCAGTCGCTATCGGTAGCGGCCAAGGTGGTGCCGTTGCTCACATCGACCACGGTGCCCGTGTTCGACAGAACATACACCAGCGTTGCCACAGCAGTGGTGCCAGTGGAGGTCACGCAGTAGACCAGATCGCCAACTTGCAAGGTGCCAGCCAGGGCGTTGAAGTAACCCTCGGTGTTGACCGTTGCAATGCTGTCGGTGGTCGAGTAGGAGTAGATGCCAGGAGCATTGCCACGCTTGTTAGCAGCAATGACGTTCCAGCCAGTAGCGGAAAAAGCCATGATTTACTCCTTATTCGCGGCAGGTGATTTCAACGATGCCGCCAGCGTCGATGGCAACAGCACCAGCGGAGAGCATCGACGACACCAGCCAAGAGGTCTTCTCGGGGATGTAGTTGATCTCAGAGCGGATGCCCATGCCTTCAGCCATGCCGACGGAAGTCTTGTGCCAAGCCCAGACCTTACGATCCTGGCCAGAGCCACCGCCAGCCAGGCCGCCTTCAGAGCGGTCACCGATGGTGATGAACTTGAAGCCCAGGAACGTGTCCAGATCACCCTGCACCAGAGCCTTGACCGTGTTGAAGTCAGAGCTGGTAACAGAGGTCTCAGACAGCAGAGCCATCAGGTTGGAAGCGTGAGACAGCAGGTAACGATCGCCCATCGGCACGTTGCCCTTGTCCAGCAGCTCCTTGGCCTTACGCAGCTTGGCCACGTTCAGGTTGGAGTCAGTGCCGCCGATGTCGTTGGACACGGTCAGCGCGGTGGACGAAGCAACAATAGCGTCGATCACGATCTGGTCAGCACGGCGGCCGATGGCCTTACCGACAACCTGAACCAGCTCAGAACGCTCGTCAAAGTTGACCTTGGCCTGATTGAAGATGTCGCTGTATTCAGCGGCAATCCAATCGCCCAGGGTAACCGTGGCTTGCGAGTAGGTAACGTTCAGCGGGGTAACGTCGGTTTGCGGAACGCGAACCTGGGCAACGCCAGCGCCGATCTTGGGGAACTTGTGGGTAGCCGCAGTAACGCCAGTGCGAAGACGGACAGTGTTACGCAGGACAGCATCAGCTTGATACGCCTGTTTAACTTCCGCATCGAACAGGGTTACAAAGGCATTAGAGATGCTAATAGCCATTTGAGTCTTCCTGAAACGGGTTGAACTTAGGGTTTATCGTCGCTGGTTGTCCAGGTCGCCCTGGGCCTTGACTTGTGCTTATCCTCGCACCGAGCAGTGGATTACCACCATCTATCGGCCTTGCGGTTGTCGATGGTTGAATTCTATCGCACAGTTCTCTGGGTGTGTCAACTATTTCTGGGCATAGGTTCCCCAAGGGTGGATAGCTCGGTATCCAGCCCCTCCCGGAGGGACTAGCCTGTAGTCCTTCCCAGAGTACCCATGAGGCAGCGATTCATCCAATGTGCGCTTGTCCCACCGCTGTACGCACATCTACCCAAGTCCCTCGCTGACAGGCTTGTCGGGTTAGCTAGGGGGTGTATCCCAGCCCGGTGTTTCTTGGGTGCGGCCCATGCAGGCCCATATGCTGACGCGCCCTGACGGCTGCGTAGAAAGCAGAAAAGCCGTTACTGCTGCACTGGGTCGAAACCTCCGGGGACTCCCAAAGGCCAGTGCATGAGTAACGGCTCTCAGTTTGTTGCTTTCGACGACAACGAAACGGACTGTGCCAAAAAAAAAGCCCCCAGTCAAGTGGGGGCTAATTCCTCATGGCGGGTTAACTGTACATCTTTTCAAACAGTCGTTCAACCTTCTGGCGGTAGCCAGCGTCAGTCTTGTACTTGGGGTCAGCAACCATGGCATCCAGGTCTTCCTTGGACATGGATTCCTCGGTTTGGCCCTTGATGGTGTCCACTGGCACGCGACCCTCGTAGGTCTCGCGCAGCTTCATCAGGGCCTTGATGCCCTTGGCGGTGTCTCCCCAGCGGGCGAACTCATTGAAGTCCTCTTTGCTGAAGATGCCTTTCTGGACAAGGCCTTTGCCCCAGGTGGCCATGTTGGAGATGATGGCTTTGCTGTTGGGGCCTAGCTCTGCCAGCTCGGCTTCCATGCTGCGCTGCACTTCTTGCTGCTGCAGGCCACCCATCTCTACGAACTTGCCAGCCAGCTCATCAAAGGCTTGCTGGCTCAGGCCGTACTTCTGGGCCCAGGAAACGTAAGTCTTGGCCAGGGGGTCGTCCTGGGGGGTTTCCCCGAGGGATGCGAGGTCGTAGTTGCCGCCTTCCGGGGGCTTGTGCTTGCCCGAGCGGAACTGCTTTTCCAGCTCCATATAGGACTTGCTGATGCCCTCCAGATCTGGCTCTGCCTTGTCCTTGATCCAGAACTTCTCAGGCCAAAAGTCGGGGCGTTCCAGCGGGGAGTCGTCTTCCTTTTCAGGGGTGTCAACGTGGCTGATGGCGCTTTGCTCTTGGCCCTCGGTTGTCTGCGGCTCCTCTACTTCAGCAGAGGCCAGCAGGCCGGGGTTGTCATTCGCTTCGCTCATTTAGATCGTGCCTTTTTAATGCGTAGTTCAATGTCGCGGATCACGCTGTTCTGTCCCTCTCGGTACTGTCCCAGCGATGCATCCGCACCGGGTTGCCAGCATGGACGCTCAAGATAGAACTCTCGCATCCACGCCAACACTTTTTGACCTTCGTCGCTGGCGAACGTGCGCGAAACCAGCAGGTCAATGTCAAGGCTCCCCGGCTCTTTCTCCGCAGGGGTAGCCTCTTCTAAATCATCCCATCCACTCATTGCATCTCCATCGGAGCGCCTTCAGCAGGGGCGGCCTGCTGCTGGGCCATAGCGGCCATCTGGGCCATCTGCTCGGCCATCTGCTTGCGCTCGGCTTGGCTGGTACGCAGCGCAGAAGGCACGCCCAGCTTGTCCGCGATGTACTCCAGGGCCTCGCCACCCTTGATGGCCATCTGGCCTTCTGGGCCCATGCCCTGGGCAATCTGCATGAACTGCAGGATGTTGTTGATCTCGTCCATGTTCTGGGCCATGGCCAGGGGAGACACGGGAGAGACCTTCACTTCCAGACCATTCACTCGCAGGGGCAGGTCAATCAGGCCAGCCTCGTCCATGACTTCCAGCATCTTGGAGACGATGGGGATCATGGTCTCGTTGATCAGGCGGCCAAAGGCGCTGCCCAGGTTCTGGGCCAGCTCCTTCATGCGCTCGACAACTTCGGTGGCAGAGCGGGCGCTCATGTTGTCCGGGGGCAGGGATTCATCCAGCAGCGTGCGCTTGATGTTGGCTCGCATATCGTTGATCACGATCTGGCTGACATCAAAGTCACCCGAGCGGGGCAGGGGCTTCAAGGCCTCGCCCTGGGGGCCGCCATTGCGGGCAACCGGGATGATGGCTCCAGGGGTAATCCTGACCGTGGCAGGGTTCAAAACCCCATCATCAGCGGCCGTATAGACCCCGGTGATGGCCAGGGCTGCGTTCTTGAGCAGCAGCTCCAGCGTCTTGTTCAGGGTCTTGATGTCCGGCAAGGCGGTGATCACAGGGCCACGGCCATAGATCTCACCGGCTACCTTCATGTAGCGGCTGATCACCCAGGGGCTGGTCTTCTTGGTGCGGTACACCAATTCGCTCTTACTCTTTTCATGGATGACGTAATAGCCGAACTTGCCCGTCTGGTAGTCGTAGACAGTGGCTTCCACCAGATCAATCTCGGCGGTGGGCTTATCGTCGATCTGCTTTTGCAGCTCATCGGGGATCTTGGCATCCTTCCACTGCTGGGCAATGGCCTCACCCTTTAGACGCATCTTGCGGTAGACGTTGTCTACTTGGCCGTTAGCGCCTTCCTCGAAAGACACCAGATACTGCGGGACGGGGATGAAGTTGATGGGGCTGACGGCATCACCGGGCTGCACAAGCATGACGGCGGTGCCCACGGACAAGTCCAGCAGGAACTCGCCCATGGCGATGTCAAAGTTCGACTGCTTGAGAACAGCGAACATCTTCTCGTTGTACAGATCCAGGGCACGCTGGGCCTCGGGGCGGCGCTCCTGCGGGATCTCCGGGCCCGGCTCCAGGCGGCACCACTTGCGCTGGGGCGGGAAGATGCCAGACTGCAGGCGGTTGGCAAAGCGTTGGGTGCTGTTAATCGCCGTCGAGTCAAAGACCCGGCTCATCTTCTTGCGCCCGCCTACGTTGCTCTCATAGTCGCCCGTGTACAGATTGCGCTGGGGCAGGGCAAACTCATAGGCATCCTCGTACAGGCTGCGAAAGTCCTCCTTGCGGTTGAGCGCCAGCTTCTGACGGGCAAGAATCTGCTCTGGTGTCAGTCGGTTAGCCATTTTTCTTCCTTGCTTCGTATCGTTTGAGTAGTGCCCGTCCCTTGGCGGCCAGCCTTGCCGCTGATGCTGCGGTGCGGGGCACGGGTTCCCCCCACGCATTGGCTGCTAGAGCCAGCCTAGTAGGCTCACCATTGGGTTTTTGCAGGGGGCCACTAGGGTTGGTATAGAACCGAGTCAGAAAAGAGCCCTTGCGGCGCATCTTCTCTGGCGTGTCTGCAGCGCCTTTGACCCCAGGCTTGAGGTTAGCCCCCTCCTTGCGCTTGAAATAGCGCCTACCGGCCTCTGTAAGGCCTCCCTCGGGGTTCTTTAGCTTGCTCATTCGTACCACTCCAGCGTCAAAGAGGCCGCATGAGAGGTGCCGTTCACGTTGGTGAGCCTGAAGTGGTAGTTTGTCAGGGGCTTCAGGACGTATTCCAGGCTGCCAGCCGAACCGCCACCGGATTTCTTGCCCACGCCACCGGGCACGATCTGGCCATCCAGCTCAGTCCCCAGCGTGTTGATCGTCGGGTTGATCACCATGGCGCTCTGGCTGGGGTTGCTTATCGCATAATTGCGATTTCGGTTGATTGGCGTGAAGGCTGTGCCACCCGTGCTGCTGCTGCCCTCGTACAGATAGAACTCAGCATCACCCTGGCAGAAAGCGTCCACCGAAATATGCGGGAAAACCCCAGCAGGGGAGGCCATCACGATGTCAATGCTGGCATTAGCGGCTAGCTTGCTTGCCACCGGGTACAGCTTGTAAGCAAAGTAGGCCCGGCCATCGTGATTGCGCTGGTGGTTCACATCCACCATGATCAAAGGCGAATCAGCCCCAGCCACCACGAACGTGCCATTGTTGGTCTTCTGAACCGGGGTGACAAACCGGGACTTGGTCGTCAGCGATTCCAGCTCAATCAGGGTGGTGGCCATGGCTTACTTCTTCTTAGGCTTCATGGCCGTCATGGCGGCCTTCTTGAAGGCTTCATTAGTGGGCGCACCAGGAGACCCAGGCTTTCGCATCTTCTCCTTGGAGCCTTCAGCGATGCGCTCACGCTTGGCGTGAATGTTGGCGTAGAGTCCTGGCTTCATTTCTTGGCCGCCTTCTTAGCCTCAGACATGGCAATGGCCACGGCCTGCTGTTGGTTCTTGACCACGGGGCCACCCCGGCCGGAGTGCAGGGTGCCCGCCTTGTACTCGCGCATGACCTTAGAGACCTTGCGCTGCATCTTTTGCTTGTTGTCCATCACAGGCCAGAGCCGAGAGTGGTACGCATGGGCAGGCCTTGCTCGGCATCTGCACGCTCGGTAGACAGCAAGCCACGCAGGCCACCACGGCGGCGAGCACGGTTGGCGGCCATAGCACGCTCGGCCAGGGCCGTCTGCTCGGCAGCCACGCCAGCTTCTTGCTTGGCAATGGTGGCTTCTTGTTTGGCGATCTGCTCGCGCTGCATTGCGTTAGCTTCTGCGGCCTGAGCTGCTGCGGCTTTGCTGCCTCCAGACATAAATGACATGGTTAGACCCTCGACATCAGATAAAAATCACTCCCATCAGGGCCGTAGCGGCGCATCTTTGCTTCCGGCTCAAACCCAATGGCCTTAGCCCAGCGGAAAGCACGCTGGTCACTGCATCTTACGTTTAGCTGCAAGCGCCTCAAATTACCCGCTATCACTCTGTAATCTCGGTAGGCAATGGCTATTTTGGTCATGGCCAGCGGGTACTTCCTGGCCCTTTCCTCCAGCAGGCACCACATTTCTTCTAGGCCCTTCCAGATGCTGACTGAGCCAAAACAGGCCGCCGGTGTTCCGTGCAGCAGGACAGTGATAGCGTGTCCCGAGGCAGCCTGAGCGGCCATCAGGTCAGCAAAGTTCAGGTTCTCCCGCATGGCTATCGAGGCCGCATCCCCGATGCGTATATTCAATGTGTGTACAGGATTGAACGGCACCAGGGCGATCTGAGGCGGCAGATCTGGCAGCAGCTCATCCAAAGACATCGAATTCACTGTTGACCACCGTCTGGGCAATGAAGGGCTGGGCGTTGGGTCTGGCGTTGCCACGGGTCATGCGGTTGTATTCCCCGCCGCCGAGCATCAGGTAGCCAAAAGAGTCGCCAATGTGCGAGTGCTCGTTCTTATTAGGGGCATCCCTGAAGCGTTCCTGGCCCGCTCCTACCGCAACTCGCTTAAAATGGTACCCGCCGCCAAGGGCTTTGCGGAGGAGCTTGCATTCCCTGTTCACAATGAGTCCGGGTTTACCCTGAATAAGACGCTGCATGGGGGCTGCCGCAGCTTCCCGGCGCACTTTGAAGTCGTTAGAGGCCGTAGGCTGCGCCCGCAGGCCCAGGGTCTTGAGGAACTCAAAGGCTGTGACCTCATAAATAGCGTCCCTGGCCTGTCCAGCGGGGTCTCCCCAGACCATCACTTGGTGATTCGGGTAGCGTTGGTTCAGCTCAGTCAGCAGTTGCAGGCCAAAACGCTCCAGGCCCATGTCAAAGGTGACGATTTCCTGGTGAATGAGCCACTGGCCGTTAGGCAGGCGCTGCCCGATGGTGGCCGCAGGGGTCAAACCAAAGTCCAGACCCACCTGGATGGGCACTGTAGGCTCCACCACGGTGTCCCCAGACATGGCCGCATCGTCATACTCTGGCCAAACAGCGCGGCCTTCTTGCACATAGGTGTACAGACCCCCGGCATAGCAGCGAATCCAGTCTAGATTCTTGCCCAGCAGCATCTGCGGGTAGTAGCCAGCGGGCAGGTTGTTGATGTTCTCGGCCTTGGGGTTGACCTTCCACCACTTGCCAGCCGAGAAGATATGGTCGTTAGCCTCTGGATTCTCGGGCAGCAAGTCAGGATCAGCCTCCATCACGCCACCGGGCTGCTTCCAGAACTTCCAGGCATAGGGCCCGGTCATCTTTTCTTTCTCAGCCATGTTGTGCCACCAGTGGTCATCATCCATGGGGTTGGTATCCATCCAGATGCCGTGCCAAGTAGCCCCGCCATCACGCTTGGTAGGGTAGCGTCCCACCCGGTGCGTGAGGCCGTCTATGACCGCTTTAGGCAGCTCCCTGGCCTCATTGACCCAGGCACCCGTCAGCTCCAGCGAGAGCAGCTTGCGAACGTCCTTGGGCTGGTCAAGGGCCAGGAAGATGACCTCGCAGTCAATGCCAGCAGCGCCATCACGGGCAGGCAGCCGAATATGGTGGGTAATAGGCGGTGTCCAGAGCATGGGGCCAAAGGTGCTCTCTGGGAACAGATCCAGCCATGTCTTGATTGTGGTGGTTTTCAGCATGGGGTAGCTGTTACGCACCACTGCCCAGCGGGTGTATCGGATATTGTCTACAGGGCTGGGCTTTTGCTTGACGGCCTTGATGAAGATCTTGCTGGCGCAGCCATAGGACTTGCCGCTACCCACCGGGCCCATGATGCCCTGCACAAAGGCATTGGACTGGATGAAGTCATAGATGGTCGGTGACTTGCTGAAGTCCAGCCGCAGACCCCCAGTGGCCACCGCTTTGTCAGACTGCTCTTTAGTTCTTGCCATTGGTGACTGCTTTCATAAACACATGGAACTGCTTGGGGTCTAGCGTCAGGGTGCGAGGCTTGTTCGACAAGCCGTGCACAGTGGACATATCCACCCCGGTGGCCCGCTTGGAGTTGACCAAGGCGCTGGAGTTCTCTGAAGACAATTGGGATATCCTCAAATCAGACCAGTCAATGAGCCTGGGCCGGGATGGATCACGCCAGTGAAAGGCGCTCAATGGGTGGCACTTGCAGGTGTACTTCATTTATTGGGGCAATCTCTTCCCTGGCGGCAGTGGCCATTACACGGCGGGCATACGGTACGCATAGACAGCATCACACTGGCCTTTTGACGCACCTCTGCCGTCACCGCATGACCCAGGTCTTCAGGGTCTAGCAGGCGCAGAATAAAGCTACGCAGGGCTACGTTGTACGCTGCAATGCGCTCGGCAGCGGCACGCATGGTTTCAATGTCGTTCATTGCTTACCTCCTATTCCGTGCTTGCGCTCGATGGCGCGGGCGAAAGCGATCATGTCGCTGTCGCTTGTTGGGCTTTCCTCGTACATCGTCACGATCTCATGCGCTGGCAGCGGCTGGCGCTGAGGCGGGGCGGGGTGTTGCAGTACAAGCTCATGCAGCCTCTCAATTTCCTTCTCGGCGTCCTTGATGATGGAGCCGTAAAAATTACTGATCTTCACTGCCGCCATACGTCGTGACAGTTCAATGTTGGCCAGCGGGCCCGGCTCCTGCCGCTCGGCCTGCTCAATGGCGAGGCGCAGGGCGTCCACCAATATCTTCACGGTCTCTGGGGTGACTGGAACTATTGCGCCGGGCCGTGTGTACTCCAGCGCCTGCTTCATTGCGTCGATGCTCATCACTCTTCCTCCCGGTTAGGTGCGACCACGTTCACATCAATCACGCTGGGTTTCTCGCTGCCGTCATCAGGATTGTCCAGCAGGCCACTGGCCTTGGCCAGCAGACGCAGCAGCGCAACCTTGTCATACAGCTCAATCTCCAGATATGAGTTGCCATCCTTGTCCACCCTGGCATTGATCTTCTTGATCGAAGCCAGAGCGTGTTCAGGAATCTGGCTGGCACTCTTTACCTTGAGCCTGCCATCCTCATCCCAGGTCGCTATATGCGTAATGTTCGTCATGGCCATAGACACCATCTGATACGCAATAGCCTCCCGGTTGCCAGTAATCGTGGCACTGCGCTCCATCCGTCTCTGGACAGAACGCACGCCACCCCAGTTCTTCAAGCTGGGGATCTGCTCAGAGATCTGCGACTTAGGGCGTGGCATCAGAAGGGCAAATCCGAGTCATCAGCAGGCTGAGGCTGGTAGCCGTTGCCCTTGGCCTCATTGTGCGCGTCTACAGGCCGAGGCTGCACCGCCTTGCCAATCTTCACCGCCACCCAAGCCTCACCAGCCTGCGTCTTCTTAGGCGTAATGTCCAAGTAATGCACGCTCCCATCAGGCAACATTACCTTACCGCGATAAGCAGGATGCCAGTCCTCAGTCTTATCCTTGTTCTTGAAAGCACTACCCTGTCCAGGTTTCATCTCATAAGCCATAACTCACTCCTTTGAAAAGTTAACAAATACCCTTGCCATGAAATAGGGGGGAAAAATTCAGTCAAGCACCCCCATCGGTAGGTGAGGGGTGGGGGGAGGGATATACCCCTTTGCGCCTACATACCCTATCGCATCCATCCATACCCTACCCCCCTTGCTTTGCGCTGTCATACCACCCCCACCCCCTGTCTACCCGTCACAAACCCAAACGTTCGTTAGGGTCTGTTACGCCATCTGATCCTGAGCCCTACAAGGCGCTGGAAGGGTGACTGGCTACCCATGTCTAGGCCCCCTCCCGTTCGCGTCTCCTAGAGC